CGCGGACACACCGCAGAGCAAGCCATCAACTGGGTCAAAGACTTCCGCCCCTAACAAATATCGACTTATCCAATCCGTTTATGATTTGGATTAGCAATGGCTTCGACCTATTCTAACCGGCTACGTTTGGAGCTCATGGCGAATGGGGACCAATCGGGGACCTGGGGCACAACCAACAACACCAACCTAGGCACCCTCATAGAAGAGGCTATTGCCGGTTGGGAGTCCATCGCAACTGGCGACACGGACGTTACCCTTACCACGAACAACGGCTCGAGCGACCAAGCCCGCAAGGCTATGCTGAAGTTCACCGGCACCCTGACGGCGAACCGCAATGTCATCGTTCCCGCCTCCAGTAAAATCTATTTCATTGATAATGCCTGTTCCGGCTCCTTCAATCTCATTGTGAAGCCATCAGCAGGAACCGGTGTTACGGTTCCAAACGGAACGAAGACAGTTGTTTACTGCGACGGAACGAATGTAGTTAGCGCCATCAACTGGCTTTCAGCGCTGACGCTTGGGACCGCTCTCCCTGTAGCTAGCGGCGGCACTGGCGGGACCTCTCAATCCGCGGCGCGCACAGGCTTAGGCCTTGGCACGATGTCAACGCAGGACGCCAATAACGTGGCCATCACTGGCGGGTCTGCCACCGGCATGACATCTGTATCTGCCACAACGATTACAGGTACATCAGATGCACGGCTGAAATCTGACATTAGGACCATCTCCAATGCTCTGGAGATGATCAATGAGCTGGATGGTAAAAGGTTCTCCTGGAATAAGACCAGCAAGCAAGACATTGGTCTAATCGCTCAAGACCTCGAGAAGGTTGCGCCTGAGCTTGTTGAACTGGGGCCTGACGGAATCAAGCGGATCAATTACTTCGGCGTGATCGGTATTCTGGTCAACGCAGTAAAAGAGCTTGCCGCTAGATGACCCTGCCCGCTTCCGGCTCGATCACAACTGCCCAAATCAGAACTGAGATCGGCGGCTCCGGGGCTGTGGTTATTCCATCGACCGAGGTTCGGACGCTTACCGGTGTTGCGTCCGGTCCAGTCGTTCTGCCTAATGACTTCTGGGGCAAGTCCTCATTGTCTCCGGCGCCTTCTGGAACGGTGCTGTATGACAGTTCAACCCCGGGGGCTTGGTCCTATACCCACTCGGCATATGCGACACAGAATGTCACGGTAGAAACCTGGGGCGGCGGTGGCGGCGGCGCTTTGAATAGCACTGGTGGCAAGATCCCAACATTTTATGCGGGCGGTGGCGCTGGCGCTGGCTACTCCTCGGAAACATATAGCCTTGCAAATGGCGCCTCCCTCTCCGGAACGGTCGGAAGTCCTGGCGCATATAGCGGCTCCCCAAATGTTGCCGGAACAAGTGGTACTGCAACCTCTTGCTCTCAGACTGGACAAACAGCCAATGGTGGCGGCGGGGCTCCCGCCCCCGCGGCTAACTCAACTGGCGGCACCGCTTCTGGCGGGACAACGAACTCGACCGGTGAGAATGGCGTCGCGGCTGTGTCTGGTTCTGGTCTCGAATATGGTGGGGCGTCTCCCAATGGCGGCGCAAGAAAAACCTCCACAGGTACAGGAAACTCCCCAGGTGGTGGTGGCCTTGTTGCCGATGGCGCTAGTGGAAGAATTCTTATTAAGGCGGCATGATGAAGTTTTATTCCCTTTATGTTTGTGATCACAATGCCCTCATGCAGGCCTCCACGGAGGTGCTGAATGCTCTTTCGCTCAATTATGAGAGTGAAGTTGCATCCTGCCCACTCAATATCGAGCTTGTGTCCTTGATGAGTCAGGGTAAGCCACATCAGGAAATCTACGACACCATCTGCGCTCACCACCAAGAAAGCCGGTACGATCTGTTCTGGTCCGCGGCAATCTTCTCGCCCTTGACGGCGCTCTCCAATGAGCAGCATCAGGCGGTCGTTATTCAGCGCCTGATTAATAACTATCCCAATGAGTGGCGCAATCTTGTCCTCGCTTTGCAATTGCACCCAGCAGCTAAAGCGATTGTGGATGCGGCGAGCTAATGGCTTCGACCTATTCCTCCAGACTCCGCCTAGAGCTCATGGCCTCCGGAGAGCAATCCGGAAGCTGGGGGACTAAGACCAATACCAACCTTGGCACCCTGATCGAGGAAGCCATCGCAGGCTACGAATCCATTGCGACCGGTGATGCCAATGTCACCTTGACCACATCGAATGGAGCGACCGACCAAGCCAGAAAGGCGATGCTGAAGTTCACTGGAACTTTGACGGCGACAAGGAATATCATAGTTCCCAGTGTCAGTAAGCTTTATCTTATCCATAACGCTTGTACTGGATATTCTCTTTACATCAAAACATCTGCCGGTAATGGTGTTTATATTCAACCAGATCAGAAATCTTTGGTTTACTGTGATGGAACCGATGTTCTAACCGGCGTCTATGGTAATCAAGAAAAGTTATCACGTCGCCAAACCGTTCTTTCCGGCGCTAAGGATTCGTCTGGATTTCCTGCATTCTTCGCCGCCGGTTCTGGCCTACGCTTGTCGCTCGACGCCACGCCGACAAACCTCCGTATCGCCTTTGCCGATGGCGCAAATGGCGACATCATCACGACCCTAACCGCCGACGCCGCCGATATGCTGGGTGCTGACGTTCCGGCATCCACTCGCGCATACATATACGCCACCTACGCCAGCGCCGCCGCTGTGACGTGGAACTATGCGCGCAAAGCCCCGCAATACGGCACTAACCTGGATCGCGCGGCGTTGGGGTCAATCCTGCACTTCGAAGGCGCGGACGCCAGTACGTCGATCATTGACGATTACGGGAATACTTGGACCGCGTCAGGTAACGCGCAGATCGACACCGCGCAGTCAAGCGTTGGGTCTTCGTCTTTGCTGTTGGATGGCACGGGCGATTACATCACGACTACCGATATTGCGGTCATAGGCGACCCGAGCACGGGCGCATTCACGATCCGAGGGCGGGTCAGGTTTAACGCGCTGCCGACCAGCACGAACTACACGACCATCGTCGCGGCGGTTAACGGCGGTAACTACGGTATGATACTTTTCGTATACAACAACGCAGGTACGTATCAGACCGCATTTTATCTTAGTTCTACAGGGGCCAGCCATGATATTGCCAATAACCTTAAAGACGACATCACGGTTGCGACAGGAGCTTGGTATGATTTCGCTATCGTCTATGACGATGTAAGCGGACACTACAGGCTATATTGGAATGGCGTTCAGGTTCGCGCCATTTCATCGACGGCCAAAATTTGCGCGATCACAACGCTGCGCTACGGCACGTCGGCTTCTCTGTCTTGGTATCTCAATGGCTGGCTTGATGAATGTGTTTACGAGCCATATTGCCTCTATCCGGCAGGTACGACCTTCACGCCGCCGACCACGGCCTTTGCCGTCAACGGACATTGGTACGACATCGATTCCGGCACAATGTACGAAGTCACCAGCGCCAGCGTATCGGCAGGCGTCAACCCCGGCTTGACGGCCCGGCAACGCGTCTTTGTCGGCGAAGCGATTGCGGGCGCGTCCTCGATTTCGTCCGTGGTCAACTATGCCTATCAGGGGCGGTATGACTCGGGGCTGTTCGCAGTGGCAGCGGTTACCACATACACGAAGTCGCACAATCTCGGCACATTCGCAAAAAACATTCAGGTCAATATGGCGCTCGATGCCGCCGGACGGAATGAATGGGAAGCCGTCGACTTTATGTATGACAACGCGGTCACGACGTATGTCGGGTATAAGCATGTCGCGAGTGATCGAAACTCTATTTCGCCTCGAACGACTACCGCTGTTGGGCACAATGCGGCTGGTACGCCGATAACCAGCGCATTCTACCGCATCCTTGCAGACAGGGGCTTTTAATGAAGCACTTTTACTCCCCGACAAACGGCTATTGCGTGATGGATGCGGACCCGATCCCTATGGGTGATTGGGTGGAATGTTTGTCAAGGCCCGCCGACCAGCTTGACGCGGTTTGGGACGGCGAGGCATGGCAATCGCCAGCACCCCTGCCTGTCGAGTCCGTCACGCCATGGCAAGCGCGCGAGGCGCTTCGTCTATATGGCATCTTAGGTCAGGTCAATGCCCATATCGATGCCTTAGGGGACGCCGATGCGGCTTATGTCGCATGGCATTATGCGGAACGTATCAGACGAGACAGCCCATTTGTAAAATCCATAGCGCCCTTACTAGGTCTTTCGGATAAGCAGATCGATGATCTATTCAACACTGCCGCGGGGCTATCCCTATGAGAGCTTTATTCCTTGCGTTAGTCCTAATGGGTTGCGCCTCGAAGCCGGCCCCACAATCCATCCCGGCGCCATATGGAGCTGTTGATTATTGCCAGCGCCACCCAACGGAGGAAAGATGCTTACCTTAGAGCAGGTTGTTGAGGCCGACGCAATCCACCGCGATCTCTATCGCAACTTTGTCTGGACCTCCGATCAGGACGTTCATGGTGTCGAAGAGTTCTGGGATCGTATGATTCCTAAGAACGGCAAGTACAGGGACGATTGCGATAGCTTCGCAATGGAGATGGACTACCGGCTCAGAATGTCAGGCTTCGCCATAGAGGACCGCAGATTGGCGGCCTGCTCTGTCGGCAGGATTCAGGTTGACCATTGCGCCCTAGTCCTCGACACCCCAAAGGGCTGGATGGTCTCTGAGTGCAATTCCCCCACCCTTAAGAAACTTAATGATCTGCCCTATACAATGTGGTATCTGGCGCCAAAAGATGGCAAGATGACAAAAGACTGGGAAAAGCTGTGATTGATATTCTGGCCCTTATTGTTATCTACACAATAGCCAATAGGCTGGCCGGAGATGGCCGCTGGAAGAGAGCTCTGAAGCTTCCAGGACGGCCTCTTTGGTGGGCGTTCGCCGCGGCGTATCTTGCTGCTGCGCCTTTCGTTGGTTGGTTCTATTCTGCTCTGGCGGCTGGCTCCTTCCTGATCTGGCGGACTCTCGGCTGGTACAAAGCTATTGATGCCGGAACCAATGACGGGACAAGAATCAGGGATTTCGCGGTCATGTCAGCCCGCGGACTCCTGTTATTCCCGATCTTCTTCTATTTCAACTCATGGGCATTACTTGCGATAACGGCAATCACTATTTCAGCTTGCTATGATTTGGCATGGCATTTCTTCCGTAAAGATGGTAAAGATATGATACCATTCGCTGAAATCCTAGCTGGTGCAGTGCTTGGCCTTAGCTTCGGGGTAATGATGTGATTAAACAATGGCTTGTTCTAATTCTCTTCGGCGCCCTTGTAAGTGTCGGGTTGTTCGCATTCTTTCAGGTCAAGGCCAATCAAAGTCTGAATAAGAAGGTTTACGAACAGCAAGTACAGATCAAAGGTAAGGACGAAAAGATTGCCGGACTAGAGGATGCAGCCAAAGCGGCATCTGAAAGCGAAGTAAAGGTTGGCGAAATCAAAGAGCGGCTGGTCAAGGAGATCGTAATTGTTAATTCGAAACCACAGACCTCTACTTGCGGGCCTGCTGTTGACGCCGCTATTGACAGCCTGCGGGACAACGACAGTAATTAATCCTATACAGGTACAGGCCTCGATGTTCAGATGCAGCATCGATGTGACTGTGCCGGGCAAGAAGGGCGGGAAGCTGACTGATAACCAAGTCGGCACTCAGCTCCTTAAAGAGCGCGCCAGAGGGGATTGTTACCAGTCCCGCAATGAGTCTGTTTACGAATATCTAAAATCCAAGGACGCCATTGTGGGTGAGTAATGCGTCGCCAGGACCCGGTTAAGCTTGTTATACCGCCCGGGGTCGTAAAGGATACCACACAGTATTCCGCGGCTGGTCGCTTCATTGATGCGAACAGAATCCGCTGGATTAATGCAACGACAGTGCAACCGCTGAAGGGGTGCGTCAAAGCGATCAGCTCAACCTTCCTTGGGGTTTGCCGGTCTCTGTTCGGCTGGGCCGCCATCAGTGGCGACAGCTTCATGGCCATTGGAACAAACAAGAAATACTATGTTGAGAAGGGTGGTGTTTACATTGACATCACCCCGATCAGGGCCTCGAGTACGATCAATAATAACCCATTCGCCTCCACGAACGGCTCCGGTGTTGTTACGGTCACGGACACCTCACACGGCGCACTGGCGGGCGATTACGTCACCTATTCCGGCGCCACTGCATTCAACGGTCTGACCACCGGCAATCTCAATAAAGAACATGAGATTCTTACTGTTGTCGATGCAAACACTTACACCATCAATACGGGCGGCACAGCAAACGCCACGAGCTCTGGTGGCGGCGCCTCTGTGGTCGCGGCCTACCAGCTCAACACTGGCGGCAGCACAACCCCCTTCACCGCCACCGGGTATAGCGCAGGCCCATATAGCCGTGAAGGCTATGGCGATCCCTATACGGGCGGCCTCCCCGTCATGGGTGAATGGTCCCAGGACCAATGGGGCGAGGACTTGGCGTTCTGCCCAAGATATGGAACGCTCTATTATTACGATATGACAACTCCAACGACAAGGGCAGTTGCTGTGTCCTCGCTCGGCGGCGCTTCGGACGTTCCAGAATCCGTCACATTCTTGCTTGTCGATGGTGACGCAAAGCACGCCATCGCATTTGGAACAAGCCCTTACGGCAGCGCGGCTAGAGACCCGCTGACCTATCGCGGTTGCAGTCAGGGTGACATTGCCGATTGGGACACAACCTCCACAACCAATACGGCATTCGAAAACAGACTTACCCGCGGCACTGAATTCATGTGCGCGATCTCGGCTCTGGGTGAAATCCTCGCCTTTACCGATACGTCGATCTATGCCCTTCAGTATCTCGGGCCGCCTGACATCTATTCGCAAAGGCACATAAGCTCTGACCACCCGATCATGAGCAGCAGAACTATCTGCGCCTCCGCCTCCGCGGTCTATTGGTGGGGGAAGAAAGGCTTCTGGCGCTACAACGGTACTGTTCAGGAAATCCCCTGCACCCTCAAGGAATGGGTATCCAACGATATGGACCCGGCCAATGAGGCGAAGTCGTTCTCTTTCTATGACTCGCTGAACAACGAAGTCTGGCACTTCTACCAAAGCAAGACCTCAACGACTGGCGATGTTGATAAATATGTCAAATACAATATCGCCCTGAATTGCTGGGACAATGGGATTTGGAACAGAACTGCCTGGGAACCTCAGGACGTTTACTCAACTCCGCGGGCAACTGATGAGGCGGGGCAGCTCATATCTCATGAAGTTGGCATCGATGACGGCGCTACCGGCTCTCCGCTCAACATGGGCAGCTATATCCAGACAGGCCCGGCTGAGCTCGGGGATGGCGGCAGGGCCATGCGCGTCGAAAACTTCTGGCCAGATATCGGATTCGATCAATCGACCTCAGGTAACCCGACAGTTGATCTGGAGCTGATCTTCAGGAACAGGCCTGGGGAATCCAGCCACAGCACTTACACCGCGACAATCATTGGGAATGGCCCTAACTTCACGGACTCCCTCGATGTCGGCAAGCGGGGCCGAAGTGTTGAGATGAGGGTCGAAACCAGCAGCCCGGGTACGTTCTGGACCCTCGGCACCAATAGAGCAAATATCTTCCCGGCAGGTGTTCGATGAGCGTTCCTGTAAGACTAGACAATATTCCGATCCCAGAACCGGGCGGTATTGATCACGAATACATGCTGAGACTTGTAAAAGCTATTGACAACAACCTTAAAAGAATGAATAATGCGGGACCTTTACGGGCC